CACCTTGAACTCCTTGAGGACCCTGTGGACCTTGAGGACCTTGAATACCAGTAACACCTGTAGGTCCTTGAACACCTTGAACTCCTTGCAGTCCTTGAACACCTGTTATACCCTGAACACCTTGAACTCCTTGAGGACCCCGTGGACCTTGAGGACCTTGAACACCTGTAACACCTGTAGGTCCTTGAACACCTTGAACTCCTTGAGGACCCCGTGGACCTTGAGAGCCTTGAATACCAGTTGTTCCTGTTACACCCTGAGGTCCCTGTGCACCTTGAGGACCTTGAACACCTGTTATACCCTGAACACCTGTTACACCCTGAGGTCCCCGTGCACCTTGCGGACCTTGAACACCTGTTATACCCTGAACACCTGTTACACCCTGAGGTCCCCGTGCACCTTGCGGACCTTGAATACCAGTAACACCTGTAGGTCCTTGAACACCTTGAACTCCTTGAGGACCCTGTGGACCTTGAGGACCTTGAATACCAGTAACACCTGTAGGTCCTTGAACACCTTGAACTCCTTGAGGACCCTGAGGACCTTGAGGACCTTGAATACCAGTAACACCTGTTATACCCCGAACACCTGTTACACCCTGAGGTCCCTGTGGACCTTGAGGACCTTGAACACCAGTAACACCTGTAGGTCCTTGAACACCTGTAGGTCCCTGTGCACCTTGAGGACCCTGAGGACCTGTTATACCCTGTGCGCCAGTAGAACCAGGCAGACCTGTTGCTCCTTGTGGACCTGTAACACCCTGAGGTCCCTGTGCACCTTGAGGACCTTGAGGACCTGTTGGTCCTGCTATCTCATCTACAAGTCTTTTCTTATATAAATATCCAGAACTACTTTCATGTAAAGAAGGCATTTATACTAACCTCCACAATTCTTTTTGCCAGATTAAAACAATGTCAGCCCAATCACAAGGGCTGTTCAAATAAAAACTTCTGTTAGCAACGCTTAAATTTCTTAACTTGTCTCTATTTTTCAGCAAAGACACAGCTTCTTTTACAAATCTTTGTCTGTATTTAGCACTAAAAGGGTTTGCTTCTATTAAAACATTGAAATTTTTATTAACAGTCGTTTGCAAAGCACCTATGTCTGTAGTAATCAAAGGACAACCAGCAATCTGTGATTCTAAAGCAGTTAAACAAAATGTTTCCCAAAAATTATTCGGATATAAACACAATTCAGATGTGAGGAATTCCTTTGCTAAATCAGCTTTCTTAATCCTGCCTGTAAATCTAACATTGTCAAACCTACCTAATTTATTCAACACCATTTCTTGCTGTTTAGCAACAGATTCTTCCCATTCTTTTGTTTTATTCCATGTTTTTAATCCATCCCAACCATAGCATACAGTTAAACTAATATCTGGAATTTGTTCTGTTAATTCTTCCCACATATCAGCTAAAATATACAAACCCCTATCTGGATTAGAACTATATATACACTTGTATGGTATCTTTTCTATCTCTTCAGCAAATAGGTCTTTTCTTACTCCAAGCGGGATTATTCTTATTTTTTCTGCTTTTATTTGCTCTCCATACCTCTGTGCTATATACTGCCTGTGCCATTCAGAAGAGCAAACTATTAAATCGGCTCTGTCAAAAGCATCAGGTTGTTCTGGTGGTGCAAAGTAAGCATCCTGTAACCAGATTATTTTCTTTGATAAACTTTCTTTATATAAAACATCAAACCACCTTGATGTAATTATTATGTCTGGTTGAAGGTTCCAATATTCGTTTATTTTCTGATAAGGAATATAATATACTCCTTTGTAAATATGTTCTCTTTCAGTTGTGCAAAATAAAAATACATCGTGCCCCTGTTTAACAAATTCTTCACTCATTTCAAGATAAGTTGTTTCTACACCATGCACACCTTGCTGGTCAATTATACCTCCCCAAATTGGTTCTGGTGTCAACCCGAGAGTCATGAATATTTTCATTCTTGTTTTAGTTCTACACCACCAAAGATTGTTCAAAATCCTCTGGTCTAACTGCTTTTCCTGTGTTTGTTTTTCTACTATTTCCTTACAAATCTGTTCAGCTTTGTCAAATTGCTTTGTTTTGTAATATAACAAAACAAGTTGGTCTTTAGGAAGAAGCTCATATTCATATGGATTTAGGAACAATACAACATCTTCAGGAATTGGTCTAATAGCCTTTTCATACCATTCTATTGCTTTGTCATATTCCTGTAGGTTGTAATACAACAATCCTTTTAGATTGTATGCTTCAGCTCTTCTGTCATCTATTTGAATTGCACAATCAAGCCACACAAAAGCTTTATTGTATTCACCAAGTTCTTTCCAGCACAATGCACCATCATAATATGCTTGCCATCTTTCATCTTTGAAGTAATTTTCTGGAATGTCTAAATATGTAGCATAACATTCTATTGCTGCTAACAGTTCATTCATATCTTTATATGTCCTTGCAAGATAAAACCATGCTCTTGTGTCTTGTGGATGTTCTTTAATGTAATTCTGTAAAAGCTCAACATACTTTGTAAACCTTTCTCTTGCTGTTGCAGCTTTATCTGATTTTAAGTGTTCATGTCTAACCAATATAGTATTGTCATATATTATTACACCTTCACCAGAACAATACTCATGCACATTAGGTCCGTAAAACCTAAACTTACCGTTGTTTTTCCACATCCTGTTTCTGTAGTATTTGTTAAAAATAATATTGTCATCCCCTTTTGGTCCTTCTGTTATATAACAACAAACACAGTCTGCATTATTTTCAGCATATTCTCTCAACTTGTATATGTTTTGGTATATCCTTTCGTCAGCATCCATCCAGAGAACATAATCTATATCTTTTCTGCTAAAGACATAGTCAAGAACAACATTTTTAGTATTTACAAAATCGACAAACGGTGTCTCATATATCTTCCCATATTCAGAAATTATTTCTTTTGTCTTATCTGTAGAACCTGTATCAAAAATTATATATTCATCAACAATAGGCTTGACATTTTCAAGCATTGTCCTTAAAATTTCTTCTTCATTCTTAACTATAGCACAACATGCAATTTTAGGTTTTGTGTTTCTTAAACTGCTAATATTATCCATTATTTTTATCCTTTTCTTCTTTATTTAGCTCTTCTTTTTGATAAGATAAAAGTTGCTTTTTGTTTTCCTGCATTTCATTATTTGAACAATTGACAAATTGTTTATTGTCACAATATTCAAGAACACAATCAACTTTGCCAATAGTATCTGCATAATACCTTCCCCACTTGTTGTATAGATACATATTTGTTTTATCTATTACATCTTGTCTTTCTGGAAATCCTTTTATTGGTTTCCACAAGTGATAGACATATGTTGGTGCTAATCCTATTTTACCTCCTCTTGCTTTTATAGCACAGCAATATGATGTGTCTATTGCTGTATTGGGGTCTGGTAAGTCTAAATCACCAGCAACATCACCAAACAATCTTGAGTCAACCATTTGAAAGTATCCAGGAGTCCATTCAACTTCTACTGGTGGCTCTTCTGGATTTAATTTGTATGTAAAATTTGGGTCAAATGTTGAATAAACACCAACCAACCCAAACCTGCCTTTTACAAGAGTTTCAACAGCTATTTTAATGGTATCTTCAAATAAGAATTTTATGTCATGGTCTAAAAATACCCAAAACCTTTTCCCTGTTTTCATAAACTTTTGTCTTAATGCTTCAAAATTAACATTTATTGGTTTGTCGTCTATGTGAACAATAAAAGTTATGTTTGGAAACAATTTGTAAACAGACTCTATTAACGGAGGCAAATATTTTGGTTCATTTGTAAATGTTCCAAGAACAACATCGTCTTCTAAAATCATTTAAAACCTCCAAGGAGACGGGTCTGTGCATATTAAAAATTTCTTTACTACAGGGCTATTACCATTAGCATCTGTTTTAAGACTTATTCTTGCTTTGTAATTAACACCAGGATGACTTATTTCAACAGTCCCATCTAATCTGTCTATATTATTTTCTGTATCTAAAACCGTTTGCCAATGAGACCCACCGTCAAAACTAACTTCTAATTTTACATAACCAGAACCACCTGCTTCTGTAGAATCTTCATAAGAACAAAAACAAACCATGTAACTTGGGTTGTCATCTTTTAAGCTATAAGAACCTGCTGCTGGTGTAACACTGTTATTTTCTAAATAAATTGTATTGGATGTGTTGGAATCTATCAAAAATACATTTAAATTTGCATCAACTAAATAAAGACCTTTTACTTCATTGGTAAACCAATTTTTAGATGTGTCAGTTAAATATCCCTGCCCAACACTTGTAGAAGTTCCTGTTTCTATTGTTGTAACATTGTTGTATGTTTTAGTTGTCCAACCATAAACTGTGTTAGGTAAACTACCAGAAGCGACAATACTGTTTTTGTAACATTTAGCTTTGTATGTAAATGGGTCGGTTGCATCTCTTTTGGCTTCAGTTGTAAAATCATCAAAAATAGCAAATTGTGCCCAAGATACAGAATTAAATGACATTTTCATAAATTCTAATTCTATTTCATTGTATTCCAACCATTTGTCAACATATACTTGAAACTCATCAGAATAGTTTAAATCTATTTCTCCAAAAGTATCATAAGCAGCAACTCTAACATACCATGTTCCTGCTCTGTGTGGGGCAACAACTACTCTTGTATCTGTTCCATCGTTGACTATATTGCTTGAACCAGGCGTAAAACCTTGAGTTTGTGATGCATATATTCTATATCCTGCTAAATCTGGAACTGTTGATGGTGCAAATTCTACTATGTAATAACTTGTCCCTGCTGTAACAGTTATGTTTTCAAGTTTTGGTGGGGCTTCATTTGTTACTGTTAAACTTGCAACTGTGTCTGACAACCTAAAAGAACGGTCTCTTGCTCTAACTTGAATAATAAAATTTCTAACTGGTGTTCCATTACCATCTTCGTAATTTTTCTCATAAGTATATGTATATTCTGCAAGTGGTGTATATTCTGTTCTTCTTAAAGTTAAGTCAGAATTAAGTATTTTAACTTCATAGTCTAAAAACCATGCTATAGGAATATGCCAACCAGCACCTGTTGCTTCTTCGCCAGCTCCCACATCTGTTACAACAGCTGAAGTTACAGGATTCCAGACAAATTTACAATCCCTGCCTTTGAAAACATTGTCGTTTCCTTGCCCAAAAATCTGCAAGCCTGTAACTCTGTCATAAGAGTATTCGGCAACAATAGAATATCTACCTGTAGTAATAGTTTTTGTAGGCGATTCAGTTATTGTTGTTTTTACACCACTAAATGATCGGCTTACAACTAAAACTTCATATGATGTATTGGGCTCAACGTTAGTTATACTAAATTCTGTACCGTAACATTCTCCAGCAAATAGCCATGGAGACAAACCACCCAAACCACCTGTTTTTCTATAAAAAATAATAGCTTTTTCATATAAAGGATTATTGGGTTTGACAAAACTAACAACAATTTCACGAATTAATATACCAGATTCGTTATACCGTGCAGTTTCTGCTAAAAATAGGTTTGTTACAGGAGATATTGGAGTTAATGTAGAGTAGTTAATTGTTGGTAATTTTGGGGTCTCCGTATCTACAGCATAGCAATTTTCGTCATATTCTATGCATTCTAAAGTGCATTTTAAATCTCCTGTTCTCGAAACACTGGTAACCCTAAATGGTTTTGCTTCTACACCAGCTTCTCCAAAAGTAAAAACTGAATATTGTTCTGGATTTATGTTCCATGTTCCAGAAATAACAAGAGTAGTTGTTGTTCCTGGAGAATTAATTATACTTTTGGTTTCAATTGTGTCATCATTGTGCCATACTTTTACTTTGTAGCTTTTTCCAGATTCAATTGTTACATTCTTATCTACAACAACAGTATTTGCTGTAGAACTAACAACCCTACCACTAACCAGACCCCATTGTGGCACATCATGAGCAAAGTAAATAACATCTCCTATTGTACATGCTATAGAATCTACATCTGCATCAAATTGAATTGTTCTATGTAAAAGTTCATTCTGCGCAAGTTTAAATGTCCCTATTCTCCATGCTTGTGAGGCTGATGTTGTACCAATTAATTGTATTGTTGTCTTATTTGTTGGTTTGTTTAGATTTGTATTAAAAACAGAGAAAACCCCTTTTTCGTAATCCTTATCTTTGTTTAAAAATGTTATTTCTAACTCACCACATCTTTCACTAGAAGATAAAAACGTTTCAGTAAAAGAATCTGTATAAATATTACCCATGGTAAACATTTGAGTTACATCAGTAGATAAGTCAACTTTTTTGTCAACTACAATAGTAAGTTTTGCACCAATCCAAACAGGTAGAGCTCGTGCCATGTTACAAACCTGCAAGACAGCATCCCATAAAGTTGTTCCAGAATCAAACCCACCATTGAATGTAAACCTTTTTTCAGTTCCTCCTTTTCCATCTGGTACTAACTCATCACACCAATTAGCCCATGCAAGAAAAGAATTTATGTCTATCCTATCTGGAGAAATACCGTCATACCTCAAAACGGTTCTTTGACCACTCTCATCTGGGTCTGAAAACACTGGTTGAGTAATTATATCAAAACAAACCCATGCAGGATTGTTGTTATAACCTATTGTCCAATTAATCCCATCTGTTGTACTTCTAATTAAAGCACCTTCAATTAAACAAGAAAAATCTAAAGAACCAGATAGCTTATCAGAAGCTAAAGCACACAGACCAACAAGAACATTTCTTGGGTAAGTAAATTGGTCATTAACTACTTCTCTGACAGTACTAAAATAAACCTTATCCATGTATCTATGACTGCTATAGTCTTGAGAAAGTTTTGTAACTTTTACATAATATTTTCCATGTGCTAAATTTTCTTTTGTTTTAAATGTTTTTATAATAGGAGTATTTGATGATGCAGTAATTGTTACATAATCATATTTTGCTTCTTGAGACAGTACGATCCAATCTGTCTCACCTTTCTTTTGAATCTCAACTTTAATCTGCACAGATATTCCACTCAATCCGCCATAGTCATTTGCATAAAATAATCCTTGAGGAAATGTGATTTCAACTTCTAATCCATCAAATGCGTCTCCTGTTGTTTCATATATATATGGTGTGTTGTAATCAAGCTTAACATTAACAGGATAATCTGTTTTGGTTTTGTTAAAATTAGGTATAACATCTTGAGTTAAATTTCCATATCTTGCGTGTATTTGAACATAGTCAGGGTTTGCTGCCTGGTTGTTAATTCTAAAATCATATAACCTACTAATAGGACCAAGTCCCAAACTTATCAACACATTTAGATAGTTTTTGTTATCTATATTTTCTGTACATACTGCAATGATGTTTCCACGCACTTTAGACAACCCATAAAATTTAGGGACTACTATTCCTTGTTCCTGAGTTGTATGTGGGTTCCAGGAATAAATTTTTGAGCCTTCAAACCCAAAATCAGAGTCTATATCTGGAAGAGGTGGTGGCAATAACGTATTAACCAACAAACCACCAACCATCATTATACCAGCTGACATCAAAGAACCAGCCAATGTAAATCCAGAAAAGACTTGAGTTGCAAAAGCAAGTTCAGCTGTTCCACCAGCAACTGTAGCTGTTGTATATAACCCCATAGCATACGGAACATATATAGATATAGTAACCAAAGCAAGCATTGCTGCTACTCTTAAAATTTCATCTCCACCTTCTATGTGTGGTAAAAATAAAATATAATCATTTGGGTTAGCCTTAATTTTTTCTAACAAAGTATCAGGAACTACTTTACCATTAACAGAAACAATAACAGGCATATCTCTGAAATATTTGTTCTTAATTTCAGCTAAAGATTCTCCGTTGTAATCAATAACTTCTATGTCTTTGTCACACCTGTTAAATGGATTGTTAACTTTAATTATGTTTATTTTTTCCATTTGTAAAATCCTACAATCTTGTTTTTCCAAAACCAATTGTCCAATTTTTCTATAGCAACATTCCTTTTTTCAAGTATGTGGATAAATCTGTTGTTGTCAACAACAACACCTATGTGAAAATGAAATGGTTTTAAAGAAAACAAAACCAGACAACCTGCTTCTGGTTTGTCTAATTCTTCAAACAGTTCCTTTTCTGAATTAACAAGCTGATATATCAAACTTTGTTCATCTGGTGTATCATAGTCTGGTAAGTCAATTCCAAAATCTTTACATACTTGAATTGCCAGTCCATAACAATCCAATCCTGTAGTATCTCTACCTCCTTTTTTAAAAGAAATGCCTAAATATTTACAATAATCTGCCATTACCTTAACCTAATTCCTCCTTTACCAAGCCCGAAAAAACCACCAAATCTGGCACTGTTGCCTTTTGCTTGACAATCAGCTAATGTTTTTTTACAGGAAGTATCAGTTCCTGTATATCCACATTCTACGCCAGCGTTGCTACCAGAAGCTCTAACTGCTGGTGAATTGAATGTCCAGTTGCAGTGGTCTGCTATATATCTATATAATGGAAACCTCCTGCTTATTGGATTTGATATTCCTAAACTAAACGTAACCCAATAAGCATCTGCCTGGCATCCAAGAATTTCATATGTCCACGATACTGCTTCGTAATAAGAATTTTTTCCAGAAGGCTTTGCAACAATTCTTACAACTATTTCTTGCCCAACCAGTCCATCATATGCCTCCAAATATGCCTGCACTGTCCTTGAAACATTGCTTACTCTTAACAAAATTGATGGTATTTCACCCTTACTAACTTGTTTTGTTGCATCAATTTCAAAAGGGAAAGCAGTGTATGTTTTAGAATTGAACACTATGTCTTCTGTATTTCTAACCAGATAAAGAGTTGTTGGTGTTGGAGTTGTAGGCACAGATACTTCAAGTAGAATAAGCCATGCAGTTGTAGAAAAAAGTTGATGTTTTTCAGATACAAGAGAACTATCCAATTTATACTTTCCTTATATGATTATATTTGCTGGTAAATTTTTCATAGTTGCCTCAGCTTAAGTTCAACACTCCAGTAGTTAAGCAATGAATTTTCAAACTTCAGTGGCACTGCAAATCTGACTTGATAGGTCTCGTTCGTAAGTGGATGTGTCCAATTAAAAGAACCAGCTCTACCTTTCATTTGATAATAGAAGTTTTCAAGCGTAGTTTTATCTGAATTCGTTAAAAATTCATATTTGAGTGTAAATGTTTTTCTCATTCTTGTATATCGTGGTCTTGTCTGCTCATATCCAGCTTCAAAAGGACTTCTAATAGTATTATCCTCATATTCTTCTACTAGTGGATAAACTGGATTTGGT